ATAAATGCAATCGCTGGAAACAATTCAGTGATTGAAGCCATGAAAGTGGTCTGCTGAAATCCCTTTGATGGTTTGAATCCGATACGTCTTCTAGCGCCAGATGGTAAAATAAATTCAGTAGATTCTTGACTATTTGATATACTACCTACAAATACTTTACTTACATTAAATCCAGCATTCGATAGTTGTTGATTTAAAAGAGTTTGAGTTTCAAATCTCTTATCTGATGTGACTATGTATATAACTGTTTTTGCATTTGCTGATTTTATTTTTACGTCTTTTACATCCTGTGTTCTTTCAATATTCTCAAGAATATCAATTACTTCTTCTTCTTCTTCACTTTCAACAAAAGATCTAAACACTCCGTAGTTCATTATTCAAACTCATTTTTAGTTATTTATTATCTATTAAGGAAATAATGATTTATAATTTCAATCTTCTCATGTGCTTGTGCGATGGCATTTATCTCACCATCAATTGTTCCCATCACATCTGGATGTTCACCGATACCTACAGGTTGATTCAGATATATCTCAACATTCTGTTGATGTTTTGCAATCAAACCATTGTAGTATGCAATCTGACTTTTTAGAATCTGGTCACGCAAATTAATCATAAGTCTCCCTCTAAACGATTTTCTGATTTGTAAACATCAAACTCTCCGCCTGGATATCTTTTCTTCAACTTCTCTACATTACCAGCAATCACATCATCAAGTGTAATATTCAGTGCCATACACGCCTGCATCACATACCACATAACGTCACCCAACTCAATAACAAGATGTTTTCGATTGTGGTCACTCCAAGGCTTACCTTGGAAAACCATCTTCTTAACAATCTCCATAAACTCACCACCCTCAGCACTGACACCAACAGCAGCAGTAAGAAGTCTGTGAATATTGGAACCCTGTCCGTCAAGGTCATCCAGACTTTCAACAAAAGATTGATAATCCTTACTGGGATCGGATGTGACACCATCCACGAATATAGCGTACTTAGAAAGGTCAACGGTATGATCTGTGTAATTTATATTAGGTTGTTGATCGTTATGTGTGTTGTAATCTCCAGACATTTTTAAAATTTAAACTCGGCAAATTTCTTTGTTGTTTTATCTTCTTCATTGTACTCTACTTCTTGTCCACTGTCAAGCAAATCATCTTGTGCAGTTTGTTCACAGTCATATAATCTCATCTTTGTTCGATCAACTCCGATAACAAATCTCCGATTATAAGTCGGGTCATTGTATCGATTCTTTAATTGTTTGACCATTATCTGGCCCAACCCCTCAAGTTCCTCAGTAGATATAAGAGCAAACATAAGATCAGCAGTGGCGGGTAGACCGAACGACTCACTTGTGTCAGTAAGATCAACATCACTACTCCCAAAGCCAGAACGAGTCGTCTGAGTAGCGGAGACGATAGGTACGCAAGCCTCAACCGCAAGCCCACGGAGCTCTTCCGCAATCGCTTTAATATAGGAATACGAATTAACATAGTTGTTTGTCCGATAACGTGATGATGCACATATATTTAAGTAATCTATGAATATTATATCAGGTACAAATGATTTTTTCAATGCAAGTTCATTAAGTAATGATTTAAAATGACCTGAATGTGCAGCTGCAGTAGGGTACTCTTTAATTATAAGAGTTCCTTGTGTTTTCTTTGTAATATTATTTACCTTACTTTCAAACATAGGTTTGGGAAGTTCAGTTATATTTTGTATATTTACATTCAATAAGTTTGCATCGATTCTTTCTGCAATCTTTTCTTCTGCCATTTCAAGAGTAATGTATAAAACATTCTTACCATCTAAAAGGACAGAACTAGCGTGGTGGCACATAAAGAGAGACTTACCCACACCAGTACCCGCAAGTGCAATATTAAGCGTTTTGTTTGGGAGACCTCCCTTTGTAATTTTATTAAAGAGTTCAAGGTCGAATTTAATTCTACTTTCTTTCCTGTGGTAGGATTCAAATCTTTCTTCATAGTCCTCTAAGTAATCGTGACCTACATGATTATCGAAAGAAACAGCCAAAGCATCAGAGAGAATGCTAGGAATAGCATCCCTTCCTTTTTTGTCATCTTGTCCATCTGCAAGTGCGATTGATTCCATGAGTGCCAAATATATAGCACGATCACGACACCATTTCTCAGTTGAGTCTAATAACCATTGATTATCTACAGGTGCATCATCAAATGTTTTTGTAATATCTCTTGCTTCTTTGATTTCTGTTTCTGTTAAATCAGTACGATTTTCAATCTCAATATTGAGTGCTTCAACTGTAATCGCAGCATCATACTTGACAATAAATTGTGTTGCCTCTTCAAATATTATCTTTTCAGTTTTATTCTCAAAGTATTCTGGTTCGATGAATGGAATTACTTTTCTAGAATATTCTTCATCAAAAATCAGATTACGAAGAATAGTAGTTTCAATTCGTTCCATATGAATATTCTTCTTTTGCAATATTATCTAACTTTTCCATTATATCATCTGTAAAATATTTGTCTGGATTTTTGTATATTTCTTTAGCATATACTTTCTTACCATCCATCTCATATCTACCCGCAACATTTTTCCAGAGACCACCTTTCTCTCCCAAGTCTAAAAGACCATAGTATTTGTCGAGTCCTCTATCATCATAATACAATCGAATTTCAACTTCTTTATTTTCTTTACTTAGACGTGATTTATGAGTCTTTGCCTTGATAATATTTCCAATGACATCTTTTCCGTCTTTTTCTTTCTTCTTGGTAAGATAGATGATTGTAGATGCAGCATACTTGAGACCGCTGCCTCCTCCCATTTCTTTAGTTGGGACGTAAGATCCGATAACGTCATAGGTGTGATTAGTAACAATAAGTGGAATGTTTGCTTGACCAAGTTTTAATGTAAGCATTCTGAATGCTCCTTTAACAAGCTGAGATTTGGTCATATCTCTTACCTGTTTATCATTTAGGGCATCCGTAATTTCTTTCTCAGTTGAAAGCATACCTAGAGAGTCTAACACAAACATACAAGGTTTGCGATTCTCTTCCTCTGTCTTAGAGTATATATCTACTGCCTTAAGTGCCTTACCACGAAACTCTTCAATTGTAACAACGTTCACAACAACTGTTCGTGTTAAGTCAACCCCACGAGATTTAAGTAGTCCTTTGTTGACAGCAGCCTCGGTGTCAAAATAAAGGCAGTAACCATCAGGGTTAGTATCCAGAAAGTTTTTGACAACAGCCAAGGAAAAATAAGTCTTTCCAGTAGAACTTTCACCAGCGATGGCAGTAATCTAATTACTAGAAACACCACCATAAATGGAACCGCTAACAAGCGAATTGAAGATATGACTTCCTGTATCAATGAATCTTTCTGTCTCATCTATATCCTGTGCTACTTTGGTAAAATCGTCACCAATCTCTTTTACAATTTCTTTCAAGAAATCCATTCTTTACCCTCTTTACGATGATGTACTTCAACATAGGCTTGACACTTTGGACAAGATAAATTTGTTACGAAGTCATATGCATGGTCTTCGCCATAAAACTCTTCTTCTAAATCGTGGTCTCCTCCCCAAATGAGTTCAGTGCCACAGTGCCAACAATCCATTTTATTTTTATTATACTATTTTTATTTCAATTCGTCAAGGTCAAATAGTTATTCCCTTATCTCTTAATATCTTTTTGTAAGGTCCGTCAGGATTATTATCTCTGACATCTTTAACTTCTTTCAAAAGATGATATAGTCGTGCATCTCCTCCAAGTGCAAGAGCATTTACGATTGTATCTAAATCTTGATCATTAATAGGTAATTCCATTAGGAAAAAAATAGTTCTAAGTTTACAGTTTTTTCAACATTCCAACCAATCGCATCAAGGATTGCTTTGAGTGGTTCAACAAAACTCTTTTCAAATTGTAGATCATAATCTACATACTTGTCAAGTCCAATTTCAGTTGGAAAGTCTTGAATAAAAGAAATTACATTCTCTTGTATAATATTTGGTTTTTTCAAGTATATGAACTTGACCTTTTCACCATTTCCAATAAGTGAATATTTATTATCCAACTTCTTTTGCTTTATATAATGATTGAACAATAAAGCACCACGAATATGTATTGGAGTTCCTTTCATGTATATGTCTGCAACTGATCTATATTTTAAAACATTAGATGCAGTGCGAGGAAAGGCAATCTGTTCTGGAGGAAGTGTTTTAAATTTTGCACGACAATCATCAATAAAATGAATTACATCTTCCTCTGTTCCATTCATCATCAACTTAAGTCCATCCTTAATCATTGTTCGACATGGTGCAGGAGTTGATGACTTCACTGCTTCAATACCCATCATCTTTAATTTGGGTTCATCATATCTAACTCCCTCACTATCCCATACGTTTAGAATATATCTTTTCTTTGCTGTCCAGATGCCACGATCTGCGATATTCTCTCGCTTCATAAACATCTTTTGGTCATAAGCATTTACGTAGTTCGCCAACGTTTCATAAGAACTCGTAATATACTTTTCAAATTCCATCTCACAGATCTTATTAAGGAACGACACAATGCTTTCATTAGTCGTCTCTCTCCCTTTGTATACAGTTTCGACCAAAGGACCCAGATTAAGGTAGATGGAATCAGTATCGCTGGCAATAACATAGTCTTCGTTCTCCGTTTTTAAAATTTTGTTTAGATACTTGTTCATACGGTTTTCTATCCAACGGATAGAAACCTGACCAGATAGTGTAATAGCTTCTGCGTTGGCAAGTTTATAATAGCGAAAATATTGATTACCAATAGCACCATAAGCAGAGTTAAGGGAAATCTTTTTTGCCATCTGAATATTATTACATCTGGCAATTTCTTTTTCAAGATGTTTTGCTTTTGTTTTCTCATACTTCTTCTTGGCATCAATCATTCTCTTTTTATAGATGACTCTTTCATTATACATCTTCTCCATTAGTTCTGGTAAGAACCCACGAACATCCTTACGATACATCGCTCCATTTGCACAGACAGCATTGTCTTTATACATTTGAAATGTTAAATCTCATCAAGAATTTTATCAACTGTAACAGATGGATGTCTTGTATCTAGTAAAGTCTCTGGAGAAATATTATATTGCATTATCAAATGCGGATATAGACTATTCAAGTCGAAGGAAACAACCCAATCATATTTGCCAGGTATTGGTTCTTTGACATATGCACCTGCATACTTATCAGATTTATCTGAACGATTCTTTGGTGGTATGACAATGTTTCTTCTCTTTAAATAATTGTAGATAATTGTGTCCCACATTCTTACCTGATAAAACACATCTTCATAGTTGACCTTTGCATCATATGCCATTGTTAAAGCAAGTTCAATCAACTTCATCTTATCCTCAAGACGGTCAACTAATTCTACGTCAATGATGTTGTATTCTACAAACTTTTGCCAACCTTTTGTATAGAAGTCTTTGAATGTGTCAAACTCACTGTGGTCAAGTTTCTTTTGTCCAAGTTCAACAGATGCAATATAATCTAATCGGTATGATTCTTGTGCTTTGTAAGTAAACTTCTTGTATAAGTCAAGATAGTCTAACTGAGATACTCCACCAATATCATATGAAATATGTTTACGACCTGCAATAAATGTTTCTTCTTCAGTTACAAGACCCCAAGGTGACATTCTCTTCTTGAGTTTCTCACCTAGTATTCTGTCAATACGACGACAGAGATATGGAATATCATACAACTTACTATTCCAACCAGTAATAACTTCTGGTGTATTTTCTTCTATCATCCACCAGTTGATAAAATCTGTAAGTAGTTCATATTCTGTTCTAAATGATTTGTATATTACATTCTCTTGCTTATTGTTAAATGCACCAAGACCCCAAGTGCGTATTTGTTTTGTTGTATAATCTTGTAATGATATAAGTAATATTTCTTCTGCACAAGATTCTACATCGGGAAATCCATATTCTGATTTATCCTCAATGTCAATAGTTGTTAATTTAATTCTTTCAATATCAAACTTAACTTCAACTTCTGGATACTTGTCTGAAATATATTGATAGATAAATCTTTCATTCCC